AAGTTATCAAAAGCTGAATATCCCATAGATACTGCTCCCCAGTCTGATTCAAATGGTGTTTTACATAATTCAAGGTTTACTTGAAATTCTGTTGGTTGTATAATTCTTTCTGTAAGAGTTACAGACCCAGCAGATGTGAAGTCACAAGAATCATCAGTAATTAAACCAGAAGTAACTACTTTTTTCATAACTTCTTTAAACTTGATGTTTGGCTTAATTTCGATAGCACCCTGACTTAATGTGTTACCACTCAATAGAGCAGCAGCGATGTACTTACCTGCAAATTCTCCAGCATAAGTAGTAGTAATAGTTGGTTGTGGCATAATTTTTTATTTTATTTATTTAATTGATTTAATATATAGTCCATTGTAGAAGGGCGTCTGTTAGGAGCAATTCTAAAATTTTCCTTTTTTGCATTTCCAGCTTCTGGATTATGCTTAATTGGAGCAGCAGCAGGTTGTGATAATTCTTCCTTTAGTTGCTCGTTTACTTCTTCGTTAAATTCTTCTTTAATTGTTCTGGATTTAGGTTGTCTTGAAACTTCTTCTTCCATTTCAATTTCTTTTTCTTCTTCCATATTGCTTTCTCCTACTTTAGATTTAAGGTCAGCAATGGCATCTTCAAGATTTTTAATTCTTTTTTCCATACCTTCCCAGTCTTGTACGTCAGCTTCTTCTTCCATTTCTTCTTCTTCTTTTTCTAAATCTTCAGTTTCATCTTTAGATTCTTCTTCCTTTTGTGGAACTTCGTCAGATACTTCTCTAACGTCATCAATAATTCCTTCTTCTGCAACAACTACAAGTCTACCATCTTCAAGCAGGTATTCTCCTACTGGCATAGCAACTTTTTCGTCATCTGTAAGAATGAATATCTCTTTACCTTTTTCAAACGATTCTGCTTCTACACGAGTACCGTTCTCAAGTTTTTGTTCTTCAAGTTTAACTTCTATATTTAGAAGGGTCTTGATTTGGTTTAACATTTCAGTTGATTTCATAATTATATATATAACGTGGTTAATTAATTTTTTTGCATTTTCATATTGTTCTTGATATAACTCCTATTCCTTGTCCCCATAAAGAGCCATCACAACATTTTCTTGAATAAGTATTTTTGTCTTTACATAAACAAGCACGTCTTGAACTTTTAGGACTTGAATGACTTGGAAAAAATGTTTTTTTAGGCATTTAATTATCTATATGTTTTTAGCAGCTGTTGATATTTTAATTGCAGATTTACCCCATTCACTTGATAAATTTCCAGAAGAATCAAATAATGCTTTTGCACTTTTGACTATACTATCTGCTCCAAGTTCTTTTGCCATTCCTTCAAGTTTTTTTGCATTTGCTTGAACTTTGTCTAATTCATTGGATATTTTATCTAAATCACTTGCTGCTTTAAGTATTATTTTTTTTAATGGAATAGCTTTAGATGCAGCTTTTTTATAATCATTTCTCAAGTCATCAATAGCACCTAATTCAACTTTTTCTAATTCAACTTTTTCTGATTTTAATTCAGTTTGAATCATACTGAATATTTTGTTTATATGCTTACTCATAATTATATTATTTTTATTGATTTAGCTTCGCTGTTTACTTTGTAATACAAATCATTTACTTCATTTAATCCTTTTATGTCTGAATATTTTAAACCTATTTTAAGTACTGCAGCTTTAAATTGATTTAACCATTTTACAGTTTTTAAAATTTCTGGTTTAGTTTCATTTTTAAAAGATTCAAAATCTCTAATGCCTTTTTGTATTTGTTTTAATTTAGCTTCGTATTTAGGAATTTCTTTAACATTAGCCAATTCAACTTTTTCTCCTTTAACTATTTTTTCTATTTCACTTAATAGTAAGTCTGCTTGTTTTTCTGACATATCTTCTTTTATTGATTCTTTTGGTCGTTCCATTTTATCTGCAAAGTAGCCTTCTATAGAAAACCCTTTTACTTTACCTGTTTTTACATAATCATTCCAGACTTCATCGTTATTGACTTTTACAGCACCCATCCAAGTTCCTACAGGCACATTCATACCATACTTTCTTGATTTGTCGTGTACTTCATCTTCAACAAGCCAAGATTCTACTAAACTTAAACCACTTAATGAATGTTGGTGTTCTAATGTTGAATTGTTTTGATTGCCTTTTGTCAAATACATTTGGGATGCTTTCAATACCGTATCTTTAGAGAAGTATATATAATATTCATCTTCTCCATTATTTCGATATATAGGCTTGTTTGGTATTAACAAAGCTCCCATTAATATCTTTTTTTCTTTATCTATTTCTGCAAGTTTAATTTCATTACTTTTTAAAGCAACAAAATCTTCTTCTATGGCAGGATTTTCAACTATGGATATTGCTTCAATTCCAGAAGCATCTTGATTTTCGTCAAGTATCAATTCGACTATCTTCATATTTTATATAACGTTATTAATTAAAAATTTTGCATTTATATTGTTGCTCCTTCTACAATATTTCTTTCAAGCCCTTGTGCAGTTGTTACATCGTTACTTACAACGTATGCTCTTACTGGTTCACTTGCTTGACTTCCTATTGCGTCTGCTAACTGACTTGTTTCTCCTTGACCTACTACATTAAATGCTGGTGGAGCAGATGGTGTTGGTGGAATTGCTGAACTCCCACCTACCGATGCTCCTGCTGGTGGCGTTGGTTCTGGTGTTGATGTTATTGTTTTTACATTTGCTATACCACCTGCAATAACTGCTGCTGCACCTATAAATCCAAATATACCTCCTTGTGCTAATGCTTTGTTTGCACCTGCATAAGTATCTCTAATAGCTTGTACGATTGCTATAGCTTTACCAAACTTTGAGTTTTTACCTACAATAGTAGCCATATCAGTTAAGGCTTGTGTAGTTAAATCCTTTTTAGATTTATTTAAGTCTTTTTCTATTTGTACTTGTGTATTTGCGTTTTCTTGTTGGTATGCTAATAGTTCGTTGTTAGCGTCAACATAGGCTTGTGTACCTTGTTTGTATTGGTCTCTTTTTTCTGTTAATCTTTTTGATTCTATTTCATCTTCTTGTTTTGCAATATCTAATTGAGCCTGTAATCTTAAATAATCATTCTCTATTTGTTCAGCAGTAAAATCTGATTGTGCTTTATTTCTTTCTGCTTCTGCATCACTTATAGATTGGTTTAATTCTTTTTGTTCCCTATCTAATGCTAAATCATTTGCTTTTTGTTCTGACCTAAATCCTGCAACTTGTGCTTGTACTGCTAATAGTTCGTTTTGTGCTTCTATTAATGCTATTTGATTTTCATCATTTTTGTTTTTATTAAATTGTGCTTGAGCTGCAGAAAGTATAGCGTTTGCATTAGCTAACATTGCTTTTTCTTGTTCGTCTAATACTGCATTTAATTCATCATTAGCTTTCTTTCTTTCAGCTATTGTATTTCTTTCTTCATCTCTTACTTGTCTTAATGTTTCTGCTTGTAAGTCATACTTCTCAATTAAACCTTGATTAGCTACTGCTGCAAGTTCTGCAGTTTTAGCAAGATTAACATTTTCTGTTGCAGCTTTAACAGTTTCTTTTACATAACTTGTAGTAGCAGTAACAACTTTATCAACTACTTCTACTGTTTTGTCAAATGAATCGTCAACACCTGTAACAACATCTACTAATTCTTTACCTGCATTTTTTGCAGATTCCATTGCACCTGCAAAATCTCCTTTAAATACCTTTACTACTGCTTCTGCTAAAAACCCTAATGTATCTATGGAAGATTGTATTCTTTCTATAATATTTTTTCCAAATGCCACACCAAAATCAATTATACTTTGTATAGGGTCATCAAAAATAGCTTTAAAAAATCCTGTAATTGTATTTGTATTAGAAAGTATAAAATTAAAAAAATCATTAAATGCTAATGATAATGTTTCAAATGTAATAGAAAAAAAGTCTGCTACCTTTTGATTTTCATTTAGAACTTCTGTAAACTTCGCAAATGCAGCAACTATAAGACCAATACCTACTGCTTTTAAAGCACTACCTATTTTCTTTACACCTCCAGCAGTATCTTTAGAAGCATCTTCAACTTTCTTCATACCTTTAGCAGTATCTTTATTACTTTTTGTAACCTCTTTATTTAGATTAGATATTCCTTTTGATAAATCATCTAAATTTTTTGATGCTTTTGCACTTTCTATTTCTAATTGAACTTCTATTTTTTGTGCCATTTTATTTCTCTTTTAATTTGTTTGTAGCCTTCTTTAAAAGTTTCAGCTAATTTATATTTACCTTTTGCAATTCTAATTGTTTCTGTTTCTCCGTCTACTATCTTTAATAATTCTAATATATTTTTTATCATAATTTTATACTTGTTGACAAGATATACTTGTTATTACGGAAGATGTATTTAATACCA